TCATTTCTTTTTCCTCCTTGCCTGCAGTGCCCGCTGTCGTGCCTTTTCCTTCATTTCAGGCGTCCAGCTTTCTGCTCTGGAGCGGTCTGTCCACCGTTTAACGATTTCAGAACCGTCGTCCATGCAGAACACCACCATATTGCTTTTCTCTGCTCTGATTGCCGTTATTTTGCTTCTGACCATATCGGGGTCAAAGCTTACTGCGCCCAACACCTCGCAGGTGAGGACTTCGAGCGTTTCTTCTGGAATCCGCTTAGCGGCACATTCGGATTTTCCTTTTGTCTGGAATGTAGTGCAATTCCAGTAGTGTTTTTTGCGGTAAGTTACGCGCTTATATGTGTTGCCGCACAGTCCGCAGTGAATCAGCCCCGAAAAAACTGAACGAGTCGGTTTCTTGCGGTTGGCAGCCTGCTGCGCCAGCATTCTGAGTCGCTCCTGTGCCTTATCAAATGTTGCCTGGTCTATGATTGGCTCATGCGTTCCCTCGGCATAGTACATCGGAAGCTCTCCTCGATTGGGTAACAGTTTCTTTTCAATGTGGTTGTTGCGGTATTGCTTTTGCAGGAGTGCATTGCCGAGGTACTTTTCATTGGATAAGGTATTCCGCATCCGCTCCGCACACCATGTGCCGCCGAGAACGCCTTTATGTCCTCTGGCATCAAGGTCACGGCAGATGGAACTCATGCTCTCGCCGCCGTTGAACCGTGCAAATATCTCTCGGACGATGGCAGCGTCCTTCTCATTCACCTGAATGCCGTCCGGTGTGATGTCATAGCCGAACAAAAAGCGGAGGTTGATGATTTCTCCGTTTTCAAAGGCTTTTCGGACACGCCATTTCTGATTTTCACTGGCTGACAAACTCTCTTCCTGTGCGTAGGACGCCAGGATGGTCATCATCAGTTCACCATCCGCACTCATGGTGTGGATGTGTTGCTCTTCAAAGAACACATCTACGCCCAGGCTTTTCAGCTCTCGGACAGTCTGAAGAATCGTCACCGTATTTCTGGCGAAACGGGATATGCTCTTCGTAATAACAAGATCGATGTTCCCTTGGCGGCACTCCTCAATCATGTGCTGAAACCCGGCTCGTTCTCTTTTTGTGCCGGTCACAGCCTCATCGCTGTAAACGCCGCAGTACATCCACCCGTTATGGCTCTGAATCATTTTACTGTAATAACTGACTTGTGCGGACAGTGAATGCAGCATGGCATCCTTTCCTGTGGAAACACGGGCATAAGCGCAAACACGCAAAACTTTCGGCTGTGCGGGTATTAGGGCATCGACCCTTTCTACAACTCTCTCCATTTGATTCACCTCCCTTGGTGTGTGACATATTACCTCTAAAAACACGCTATATCCAGCGATTTCAGCGGAATATACTACACGAAGATATGCCGTATTTATTGGCTATAATTGTATCGATCTTAGCGTACTCTTTGGCTGATATCAGCCCCTTGGAACGCATACTCCGGGCGAGTGCCATCGCCATCTGGTAGGCAAACAGACGCTTATCGTAATCACTCATGGTCGGCCTCCTTCCTGCGGAATTTCAAATAGCAGTCACGGGAGCAGAACACCCGATGGCTGTTGCCATAGCTTTCAAACTGCTTCCCGCAATGTCGGCAAGTGAGTGTGTAGTACGCTTTTCGCTGCACTCTTTCGGGATGCGCGTTCCACCACGCCATTCGGCAGGCATCGGAGCAGAACATCCTTTTCCGTTTATGCGGTGTCTGCTCAAGCGGAGTCAGGCAGTTTCGGCACAGGGCATTTGAGTCCAGCATCTCTTTGATCTGCACAGGATGTCTGGCGCAAAAGGACTTTACAGTGTTTAGCGGTAGCCCTGTTATAGCGGATATTTTCTTATACCCGTAGCCCTGGTGTTGGAGATCCACAATTCGTGAGCGTTCCGTGTCAGTCATAGTGATTGATACCTCATTCCTGAGAAATAGAGTTTCTCGCTATACCCAGAGAAAAGGCACTTTTGTCAGGGTAAAATGGGCAAAAAAATAACGCCCTCCACGGAAAACTCCGCAGAGGGCGTGTGATAGGTTCGGTTTACTTATTCGGGATCTTCAGCTTCATACCGCTGTAGATGACATTGCTTGTCAGTCCGTTCAGACTGACAATCTCCTTGTAGCGGCTGCCGTTGCCGAGATACTTCTTGGCAATCGCCCAGAGGGTGTCACCATGCACCACGGTATGGATGCGATAGTCATCGGTGGGTTTGGTACCTGCCACGGCAAGTGCAGAGGTCTTGACCGGCGACATGATGGCGTACCTGCCGGACTCGTCCTTATTAATGACTGCACGGTCCCCACTGACCTCAACCACATACCAGCGGAGCTTCTTCACCCAGCTGGGGATGGATTTGCCGCCATAGTAGGTGCTGCCTGTGATGGCCACGAGGTCGCCAGCTTTGATTGTGCCGGTGGGCTTGACCGGGTTGGCAGGCTTCACATCACCGCCGAGAGTCGCCGTGACCTTGGATGCCAGCTCACCCATACGGGCATACATCCAGTTGCCGGGACAGCTCTTGTTCGCAAACCATCTGTGGACGCTCAGAACCATCTCGTCGGATTTCGGGGTGTAGTTCAGCGTCTTGGTCTTATCGCCCAGCCAGAGCAGCTTGGTTTTGCCGTTGCGCCTGCAGATATCAGTGCAAAGCTCGATGAGTCTCTTGTACACCACATCCTTGAAAGCGTAAGGCTCGGTGTTGTCGCTGGCACACTCAATGGTGACGGCTCTCTGGTCGTTGGCTGCGGAAGAGGAACACCAGGAGCGGTTTTTCTCTTCCACATACATCCCGACCCGACCGTCCACGCCGATGCCGTAGTTGCTGCTTGCCTGCCGTGAGGTCGGCAAGAAGATGTTGCCGAGCGTTTCCACACTGCACTGACCCACCACGCAGTGAGGCGTGATGCGGTCAATGCTGTGGGTACGCTGCCCGGAGTGGTTCGGGCTGAGTTTGGTGTAGGACACCAGGGAACTGTTTGTGTAAACCATATTATTCATCCTCCTTTTCACTGCGGTCATGAAGCTGCTCCAGCACGGATTTCAGCTTCTGCGGGATGGGCAGTCCCAGGTATGCGGCGTTTTCCAACAGGGACACGCCCTCATTCGATAGGTAGAAGAAAATGACGGCAGTGCGCATCACCGAGCCGCTGCCGATGACGCGGGTGTCGAGAATATGCCCGATGCCAACCAGAGCGAAGATGAGCACCTTTTTGAAAATGCCCTTGAATCCGACTTCACTGGACAGCTTCTTATCCACCACGGCGCACATGATGCCGGTGATGTAGTCGATGACTACGAAAGCCAGAAGTGCATAAAGCAAGCCGTCACATCCTCCCAAGAACCATCCCAGCCAGCCGCCGATTCCGGCGAACACCACCTGAATGGTCGTCCAGAATTCTTTCATGTTGTTTGTCCTCCTTTGAAAGTTGAATTTGTGTATGAAAAAAGGCACTCCGCAGAGCGCCTTGATTCCGAAAAATATTCTTTATGTTACTGTGGTCAGCGACACCGTGTGCCACGAAGACCATGTGCCGCCATAGTTTCCCCGAATATACATCCTTGAGCCGTTATAGACGGTGTATCGCTGTTGAATGAAGTAGCTCTCCGGCAGAAAGACCTCCAGCATTCCGATTGTGGTGGTCGGAAAGTGCTTTTCCGTGGAAGCGGAATACGCAAAATAGTAGCCGGGAGTCTTTACATTGTTGAGGTCGGTGGTCGAGCCGTCCACTCTGCCCATTTTGCCGTGGACATTGACGCCATTCATGTGAATATTGCCGTCCACATCCAGCGTGGCTTGCGGGTCCGGCGTGTTGATGCCGACCTTCTTTTTACGAAGCGCAATGAGCGGTGTACCCTGCGGGACAGTAAAATACAGATCCAGACTGCTCAAGGAATAGAGCTTGTCTTGGATCTGTAGATGAAAGTCGTAGGAACTGTTTGCATCCAGACTGCACAGTTCCAAATTGGAGTAGCTGAAAGAGGTTCCGCTTTTTGTCGTGCCGGAATAGATGCTGGTGTAGCTGCCGTAACTGCTCTCACTGGTTTTCTTGTACCGATACCGGACATAAACCACGCTGTTTTTCTGCGTCCCGTCTACGGTCACAGCAGAAATAGAGCCGCTGAATTTGAGCTGCATTTCCGCTTCAATGTCGTTGGTTCGTCGGAGCGTCACCGAGGACACCTTCGGCTTTGCGTATGGGATGACCGTAATAGTTTGGGAAACGCTGGCGGTATAACCGCGGGAGTCCGTGACCGTGAGCGTGACCGTTACGCTGCCGGACTTGGCGATTTTTCCAACAGATAAGGCAGAGCCGGTAGTGTTAGAGGATGACAGCCCATTGCAGGAAGCTGTGTAGTTGGAAATACTGGCACCGTTTTTTGCAGTTGCCGTTCCGGGCGTGACCTTGAGGGTCGAGTAGTTCTGAACGAATAGCTGGTCGTTGCCTGTGAGGTTTTTTGTGGTCGTGTAGCTGTCGGCGTAAGTGAAGCCATCCAACGCTGGGCCAGAATTTGCCGCTGTGGTCTGCACCGTAGCAGTCTTGCTTGAGGTGCTGCCGATCTGCGTTGAGCCGCTGAAGGAGGAAACGGCAAAGGTGCCCGTGAAGGACTTCATCGAGGCCATCCAATTGAGCAGCGTGGTTCTCTGTGCTGATGACAGGGTGACCGAGCGGTTTGCCGTACCCTTCGTCCATGCAAGCCCGGTAACGGTCAGGATGGTCGTGCTGCCGTTTTTGAGCACCAGCGTATTGGTGTAGGAGGCTTCGTACACGGTCACATTGATGGTAATGGAAACCGTGGCATTGTCTGCGGTCACCGTGCTGACGCTGTTTACCACCGCACCGCCCAATGTTTTCACCGTGGAGCTGCCGGAGGTGCCATAGACTTGGTTATACTGCCGCCGTGCCCGCACCTTCACCGTGTAGTTTGTGTTCGGCGAAAGTGATGACAATGTTGCGCTGGCACTGGTGGATGCCGTCGTTGAGAACTGCGTCCAGCTCGAACCGCCGTTTGTGCTGTACTGCCAGACGTCCGCCGTGGCAGAGGATGTAGCAGAGATTTTGAACCCGTTTGCCGTGACATTCGATGTACTGAATGTAACTGTGGGAGCAGAGCGGTCAATGGTAGTCAGCGTCAAGCTGCCGCCGTATTCCTGTGAACCGTAGATATAAACACGGGTCGAGAATCCGACCGCAATCGTTTTGCTGCCGTTGCTGTTGTGAGCTACAGTAATCGTGCCACTGACAGAACCTTTCTTTGCCGGGAAAACACGGTCATCCCAATAGGTACGGTCCTTTGAGTATACGGTCGTACCATTGATCGTTACAGTGGTCGTGTCAATGGTGTAGTAAGTGGATGCGCCACCGGTAGAGGTCAGCGTCCAGGAAAGTGTCGAGCTGTTACCGACCACATTCACGCTTTCTGAAATGTCCAGTTGAAGATAGCGCCCATCGTATGCTGCGCTTTTCCAAGTTGCCATAGCTTTCCCTCCTTAATCCAGAATGACGATGTTCAGCCCTTCGGACGCCGTTGGCATCGGGACAAACTTCGTTTTTCCCACGGTCAGCTCGCCATCCACCGTGGTTTTCTTAGTCTGCGTTTCGTCCTTGTTCAGGGTGAAAATCACCTCATCATTGTAGTAACCGGCGAACTCCGTGTTCGTGATAACCGTCCGCTGGGACGATGCGCTGTTGGATACCTCGATGCCCCGCTTGTCGATCTTAACCTCCTGCGTGTAGATTTCGTTGGGTGCGGGTGTCCACTTTCGGGGGATCGCCCCTTCGGAGATCATGATGTCGGCGAGGTAGATGGACGCATCCCGACAGTAGCAGTAAATGCGCAGCGTAGGGTCGGTCACATCCGTGAGCGTTACGGAGTAATCCGTCCAGTCAAACGCCGTGGACTTATTGAACAGGTACTTGGTTTTGTTTCCGTTGTAGGTCACATAGAAATACCCGGACATGGTCGAGGCTTTCTTTGCCCGGACCGAGATCGTATAAGTGCCGGGAACTACCCCTCGGATGTACTGCGACAACGAGGAGTAAGCCCCCAGCACAAAGCAGGAGTCGGAAATGGTGTTGTTCTGCGTATCGGTGGAGGTATCTGTTTTTACCGTACCGGAGTAGCTCCAATCGTCCGTGATGCCGTTCAGCCCGGAGGAATTCTGCACATAGTTGATGCCGCCGATGTACTGCTCCTGCATGGTGACGGACAGTCCATCCACGGTGTGTTCCAGCTCCGAAACACGGCTTTCGGAGTTCAGTACCCGTTCCTCCAGGACACCCTGGTCATTGGACACTGTTTCCACCGTTTTGGTAAGGGTCGCCACATAGCTGTTCAGCCCGTCGATGGTCTGCTGGAACTGTGCGTCCTTCTCGGTCAGAATGGAAATGGTGGTGCGGATCGTTTCAATGTCGTTCTGCACCACCCATTCGTTTCCGTCCCATATCTTCGTCTCCGGCGGGGTCACAGAGGTGTCCACCCAGAGCTGCCCCTCATAGGGGTTCTCCGGCGGCGTGTCCGAGGTGACCACATCGCAGAGACTGATAATCGTGAACTGTGCCGATGCGATCATCTCACCACCTCCTCAAAGCGCCACAACGACCATAAAGGTTGCCTTGGTATCCACATCGGCGCTGGACACCGACAGGGTCTTGCCGGTCTTGCTGCCGTTGGTACCCCAAGAGGTATCGACAACACCGTCTTTGTTGTACTTTGTCCATGTGTAACTGCCGTTTCCGGCTGCGTCCACCTCGGAGCCTGCCTGATAGCAGACGGCGGTCAGCACAGTCGTGCCCTGGCCGTTCTTGAACACATCGCCGCCCGTGGAGGTGACGATGATCTGCAGCGGGTCGGAGTTGTCGATGAAGGTCGCCACGTCGAAAAACTTCGTGTTATAAGAAGCCGATGCGGAATCCGTGTCCTGGGCACAGCACTTGAACACGGCGTAGCTGTCCACCGCTGCGGCGTAGACCGTGAGGGTATTGGTGGCCGTGCCGGTGTATTTGTCGGCGGTATCAGAGAGCTTGCGCCAGCCGATGCCGAAGTCTGCATCATAGCCGGTGGAAGAAGTAGCGGTGACGGAAGCGTCCATGACCGCCCACTTGTGGCTGACCTTGGTGGTGTCTACTGTAGAGCCGCGCCACAGCTCGGCCTTGGCGGTCAGACTGGCGACCTCCTCGTTCTTGAACACATTTCCGTTGGGCGTGGTGACCAGCAGGTCAACGATGCCGGAGCCGTTGACCACACGGGAGAAGGAAATGGTCAGCGGATGGGTCAGCGACAGGCCGGTGCTTTCGTCCTTGTAGGTGATGACACAGCGGTAGTCGATGCCGGGCAGCTCCGCCATGACATTGGCCTTGACCGTGAGGATGTGGCTCTTGGCACCACTCAGTCCGTAGTTCGTACCTGCGGTAATGGCGGTGTTGCTGTCGCCCACATACCACTTGACCGAGGTGACATTGGCGGTGGCGATCTGGTCGGCAGTGGTGCCGATGACATACAGACTGGGTGTCAGAACGAGGTTCTTCGTTTTCCAGTCCGGGGTATAACTGCCGTTGTCGGGGTTATACATCTGAGTCTTGGCAAGGTTTGAGCCGATGTACCCCGTCAGCGTCAGTGCGTCATTGTAGTCGATGATGGTAAACTGGCCTTGTGCTTTGCTCATGTGAGAAGCCTCCTTTGAAGTTGTTGTATCTGAACCGGACACTGTGCCGGCTTCTGTTGTGGGTTCTGCGGTTGCCATAGTAAATTCCTCCGTTATAACAGGCTTTGCCTGGTCGTGGTGTCGATGAGGTCACAATAAAAAGTGGCGCGGACTTTGACATCCGCACCGGTGATGACCACGGACTTTGCACCGCCGAAATGCTGCTCGTTCCAGACCTTGTCCGCTTCCGTATCCTCAGACACCCTTGTCCAGACAAACTGGTTGGCATCCAGCGTGTCGGTGATGTCCTCGTCCCAGGAGTACACCTTGGCGGAAAGCAGCGTTTTTACATTGCCGTTCTTGAAGATGTTCCCGTTGGACGAGATGATGACGAGCCGGAGCATTTTCTGCTCCTCAATGGTGGTAATGCGGTCGCTGACCTCGGTGACCTCTTTGCTGGTGGCATACGCACGGAGTACCACTTCGCCGCTCTCCAAATCCCAATAAGACGAGCCGTCCTGCGACTGGATAACACCTGCCTTGATAATGTTCGCCACCAAAGAGCCGGAAGTGATGAAGTCCGCAACGATCTGCCCGTCTGCCGTGATGGCGGTTTCATAGGGACCGTTGTAGCCGTTATGGGAAAAGCCCAGACCGCCCACATTCCAACGCCAGACATTTACGGCTTCGTCAATGGATGGTGCGTCCAGGATGAGCAGTTCATAGGGCTGTCCGTTTTCCTCGCTGGTGTGGATGACCACATAGCCGCCGCTCTGACCGGTGATAAGCCCGGTGGCCTTGCCGATGGCGGTTTGGAGCAGCTTCGGAAAGCGTCCCACCGTGGATTCCACCTTGTCGACCGTGGACTGCACCTCGGAGATGGTGGTAATCATACTGGACTTGCTCTGACCGAGGGAAATGCTCACATACCGTTCGGCAAGAGTGTCGTACACGGTTTCAATGACCATAGCCGACACGCTCACACCAAGCAGTGAATGCCGAATGGTGACGGTATCGCAGAGGTTGACCCGCTCCAGGAGTGCCGAATACTCCGGCTGTTTCCAGAGCGGCTCAAAGGACACCTTCACCGTGGGAATGGTCGCTCCCAGCGGATTGGCCTTGATGTAGCTGTTGGCTTTGGCTCTGAGGGCTTCCTCGGCCACAACTCCGTCAAACTGGTCGGAGAAATCCATGATGAGCGTTTTCGCCCGGACGATCTCCGAAGTCACAATGGGGAGCGTGACCTCCGGCAGTGTGACTACCGTTTCGGCGTCCGAGCCTTCCGGGGTGTACACGGCATACGGGAGCAGTGCGGTATACACTCCGCTGTTGTCTTCGTCCTGCTCCAGGGCGGTGAGGTTCTTGCCGTATTCAATGACCACGCCGGTCTTCTGCCCACGGTGCGAATGGAACTTTACCGTGAAGTTGTCCCACTCAAACTCGCCGTGCCATTTGGAGAGCATGGAACCTTCCGTGCCGCCAAGGCAGGCTCGGACACTTTTCGGTTGGGTGACGGAAAATGCCTTTGCATCCGAGTAGTCCGTCCGGCCCGTGAAGCGTGTATCTCCGGCAAGAAGCTGCGAGAGGATAAGCTGCGGAGAACGGCTCTCCGTCGAAAACGGCATCACCGGAACATTGGCGAGGTCATACGAGATGTGCTGACCGTAGATGGTGACGATGCCGTTTAAGGGCTTCGTGATGCGATAAATGCGGAACGCCTGGTCGGCGACGGTATCGTTGGGCTTTGCCTTGATAATGCACTCCTTGGTGATAAACCCATAGTGCTGACCGCTGACAGGGTATTTGAGTAAGCACTCGAACACACCGTTTCGCTCTTCGGTCACTTCGCAGGAAATGGTGTCCGTCAGCACGCCAAGGCCGAACGAGCTGAAATCCGTAGTATTTGCGGCGTAGAGTACAGGGATCATAGACAGCACCACCTCGGAATGACCTCAATCCTCGTTACATCGCCGGTACAGTTGATGGTGCAAACCCCCGACTTGAAAACCGGGAATTCCGCACCTTTGACGGTGTCATTTTTGAGGACGGTGCCTTTGAAGCAGTTCATCAGCTCACTGTCGATCTCGATGTACTCATCCAGATTGGAAATCATCATGCCCCGGCCTTGGGGCTGCATCATTAGTGCTACCGCACCGCTGCCGTATAGCTTGATGTACGGTCGGCTCTCAAAAGCGGTCGGATTGGTAATCGTCAGTTCGGAAGCGTCAGCCGCCACCGTCTCCTGTCCTGCAAAGCTGTATTTATACGGCTTGCAGTTGAAGGTCACGGTGAAACTGCCGACTTTGTTCAGCTGTTCCTCAATATCCAGATTGCCGGAGATGACGCCGTAGCGGAAATACTCCGCATCGTAGGAGTCGGTGATTTCGTGGTATCTGTCCGGCTCGGAATAAAGCCAGCCCTTGATGTCACGCAGGACAGCGGCAAGTGCTGGTGCGTTCTTCCGTGCGAGGAACACTGTGTAGGTCACCTTGATGTTGGCAAAGCGGCGGTTCGGATTGATGATGTCACCGCTTCTGCCGGGAATGGAGATGAACTCCGCATCGTACTCCGGTGCGGAGAACACATCCTTCTTCTCGATATGCAGACCGAACTCAGCGGAACTGCGGCCGTTGTAGGTAAAATAGGTCATGCGAATACCACTCCTTTCCGCTGGGCGAACTGGTTCGCCATTTCCATGACTTCGGAGGTGAGCTGACGGATATCCTCACTGCTGTAATTGTTGAAATTCGTGATGTTCAGGGCGATGGTGAAAGCGGACGCCGCTTTGCCGACCACGCCGTCCACGGCGGAGCGAATCGAGCCGTTCACGTCAAAGTCGGTGGGCAGAGCCGTCTGCATATCGTGGGCAAGGTCACCCATGACGCCGTTGATGTCCTCGGCCATACCTTCTGCGGCTTTGACCGCTTCATCGCCGTTGTCGTCAATGGAGCCTGCAAGACCCTTGACCAGCATTTCACCGACCCATGCCATCTCCTTCGAGGGCGAGTGGATACCGAAGAAATCGCAGATGCCGTCCCAGATGGAAGAGATCCACCCGGACACCTTGTCCCACAGCCAAGAGGCAAGCTGGGTAATGCCGCTCCACAGTCCCTTGACGATGTTGCCGCCGATCTCCACAATTTTATACATCAGAGAGCCGAAGGCTTTCACGATGCCTGCAATGATCTGCGGCACAGCCTTGACAATCTCCACGATGATGGTGGGCAGGTTTTCAATCAGCGCAACGAACAACTGAACGCCTGCCATGATGATTTTGTCGATGTTCCCGACCAGTGCATTGACGATGCCGGAGATGATTTGCGGAATCGCCTGCACGATGGTCGTGATGATCTGCGGCAGGGCTTGAATGAGAGAAATCAGCAGGTCGATGCCTGCCTGAATAATGAGCGGTATCGCATTTAGCACCGCGTTGATAATGCCATCAATGATTTTCGGAATGGCTTCCACGATTGCCATAATGATATCCGGCAATGCGGCAACAAGCGAGGTCAGAAGCTGAATGCCTGTTTCGATAATCTGCGGGATGGAGTTCAGTAAGAAGGTAATGATACCGTTGATGATCTCCGGCAGAGCTGCAATCAGCACGGGCAGTGCATCCAAAAGGCCTTGCGCCAGCCCGGTAATAAGCTGTAAGGCTGCGTCAAGGAGCATCGGCAGGCTGTTCACCAGTCCTTGCACGATGGTGACGATTGCCTGCACCGCTGCCGGGATGAGCGTGGGCAGTGCATCCGCAATGCCTGTCACAAGTGTAGACACCAGCTGAACCGCAGCCTCAATAAGCAAGGGCAGATTCTCAATCAGCGTATTCACGATGGTCATGAGCGCGGACACCGCCGCCGGGATAAGCTGCGGAAGCAAAGAAAGCAGCGTTTCCAGCACCTGCGAGAACAGTTCGGTGACCGCTTCCAGCAGTGTGGGCAGCAGTTCACCCACAGCCGTCAGCAGAGCGTCCAGCGCCGTGGGCAGAGCCGCCACGATGTTCTCAATGACCGGGGTGATGTTCGCCACCACGGTCTTGAAGGCATCCACCATGTTGTTGCACAGCAGCTCTATGTCAGCGTCCGCATCACCAAAGCCTACGATGAGGTTCGACACGGCGGATTTCAGTGCATTGACAGAGCCGGAAATGGTAGCTTCGGCTTCCTTGGCAGTTGTGCCCGCAATATCCATGCTCTCCTGCATGACATGGATGGCTTCCACCACATCTGCGTAGGAAGAGATATCGTACTTGACGCCGGATATCTTCTCCGCATCGGCGAGCAGTCGCTCCATTTCCTGCTTTGTACCGCCGTAGCCCAGCTTGAGGTTGTCGAGCATCGTGTAGTTCTGCTTGGCAAAACCCTGGTAGGCATTCTGAATGGAGGACATATCCGTACCCATCTTGTTGGCGTTATCGGACATATCCGTGATTGCCATATCCGCATACTTTGCGGCTTTTTCGGTATCGCCGCCGAGAGACTGGATGAGGCTTGCGGAGAAGCCCGTGACCGTTTCCATGTACTCGTTGGCAGAAAGCCCTGCCGTTTTGTATGCATTGGCGGCGTACCGCTGGATCTCCTGCGAGGAGTCCTTGAACAGAGTGTCAACACCGCCGACCAACTGCTCATAGTCTGCATAGGCGGCGATGACCTCTTTGCCGAGCTTCACGGCGGCGGCACCTGCGGCAACGGCCACAGCACCGAGCGCCACACCTACGGTTTTGAGAACCTTGCCGAAGCCTTCAAACTTACTGCCGGATTCCTCCGCAGCTTTGCCGCCCTCCTTGATGGCTTTCTCGTTCTCGTCCAGCTCACGATTCATATCGTTGAGGGCGGCTTCGGCATTGTTGAGTTGGATCTGCCAGTTCTGGGTGCGGCGGTCGTTCTCTCCGAAAGAGGTGGCGGCATTCTGCAGAGCCTTGCGTAGGGTGTCGATTTTTGTCGTCTGCTCATCGATCTCTTTTCGCAGCACCTTATTCCGTGCAGCGAGAGCCTCCACGGATTTATCGTTTTTATCGAACTGAGAGGTGGCGAGCTTCATTTCGGAGCCGAGCACCTTGAAGGACTGGTTGATCTCCGCCAGTGCTTTTTTGAATTCCTTTTCGCCCTCAAGACCGATCTTCAGTCCGAAACTATCTGCCATGTACCGTCACCTCCTTAAATGCCATCCGGGATAATATCGTCAATGTAATGCGCCCGTGCCGGGGTGGCCTGCCCGTTATACTGTTTGTGGCACTCCCACAGATCCAGCAGCAGACCAAACGGCATCAGCCACACCTCATCCTGGCTGAGATGAAGGTGGGCAAGGCCGTAATAGAGAAGCCGGGTAAACAGCTCCGCATCGGAGACCGTTACCCGACTTGCGCGTTTTTTGCGTCTTTCTCACTTTCCACATTCCGCTTGGTGCCCTTGTAGAGAGCTTCCGTAATAGCGGTTTTGTATCCGGCGAGGTCGAGGGGCGTGGTCAGAAGCTCCACCACATCTTCGGTGAGCAGCTCCTTGGGGTGTTCCTTATCCTTGAGGTTGTGGACGAGGATGCTCTGATTTGCCAGAAGCGTGATGAGCCACACGATCTCGCTGATTGCCATTTCAAAGTTCTCGGACTTCATCAGCTTCTCTCCGAGGTTTTCCAGACCACCGTAGCGACCGGCGATCTCTTTAGTTGCCTTGGTGGTCAGGAGCAGGGTGTACTCCTCATCGCCGATGGTAATGGTTGCGGTTCTTTCGTTATCCATCATAAGTTACCTCCGTTAAGTGGATTTCTCGGGTGATGCCGCATAGGTCGGCTCGTATACCGTCTTATACCAGTTGGAAATGGTGGCCGCCGTCACGGTGGTATCGCCCTCGGTGACCTCTGCTTTCCAGGGATGCACACCCTTGGCGTCCGGCTTGTTGCGACGCAGGATGGTGCCTTCAATGGTGGGTGTGGAGAAGGTAATGCTGTCGCCCTTTGTGGCGAGGTTGGTGGCCGGGATGCCGAACTTCACACGGTAAAGCCAGAAATACTTGTATTTGCCGTTGGACTTCTTTGCACGGAAGCCCACCGCTACGGGTTCGCCGCCGTCCTCGCTTGCGGAGACGACCACGCCGTTTTTGTCGATGGTCGCACCTGTCAGGTCGGATGCGGCGGTCGCACCGATGTCATCCACGCCGAGTGACAGCGTACCGCTTTTGAATTCCTTTACGATCTCTGCCGCACCGTCGTCGGCGTAGAGAGTCGCTTCCGCCAGTTCCACAGAAAGCTCTGCGGTCATGGCCTTTGCCAGCTGCACCGGAGAAGCGTAGGTTTCCTCGCCGCTTGCGTCCTCGGTGATTTTGGCGTAATAGAGTCTGTCAAGACCGATGGTTGCCATGTCTTAAACCTCCAATTCATAGATTTGTGCCACATCAATGGCGTAGTGATGATAGCCGGTCTCGGTTTCAAAGCCGATGTACCGGCGGTCGGTAATATAAAAGTCCGCACCCAGCAAGGCACGGACGAGTGCATTTTTCAGTTTGGTGTAGCTGCCCTTTGTGAAGAGGGACAGCCGTGCCTCCTGCTTTTCGCAGCCTGGGGCGTTGTCGGCGTGAAGCTCGAAGTTGTCCGACAGCGGCGTGATGACCAGATAGGTGTCCGGTGCTTTGCCGGAGAACACACCCGTTTCCACTGGAACACCGCAATGCTCGGCGATGGTTTGTAAATCGGATAGCAGGCTCACAGCTTTTCCACCTCCTCATCCAGTGCCTTGGTCATGGCATCGATGCATTCCTGCCGGGACGCCGTTTTCGCAGGTTTCAGAAACGGCTTTGCAGGCTGCCCGTGCTTGCCGTATTCGAGAATGTTGGCAAGTTTGGCATTGCTGCCGCCGTCCGAACGAGGCTCAGCGAAACCGACCTTGATGTCGTGGTTGCCATCCCGGTTCAGCTTGGAGGGAGAAAGGCCGAGTGCGCCTTCCAGTTCGCCCGTGGTGCGGGATTTGAACTTTGTCCCTCTGCCGATAACGGAGGAAAGATTGCTCTTGACTTTTTTCAGCACCACCTCGCCACCGGCCTGCAGGACGGTATCCGCCACGCTGTCAAAGTTGCTGCCGAGTTTGGAAATCTTCAGGAGGAAATCCTCCGGCATTTTCATGTCACACTTAGCCAACGGTCGGCACCTCCTTCTTTGCCAGCACCTCAATGTACATCCCACGCCCCTTTACATCCTCCACGGACACAATGTCGTAGCGACAGTCATCGCAGATGAGAAAATGATCGGTAGTGACCGTCAGCCCAGGAATACACCGAAAGCGGAACAGGTCGGTCGCTTCGCTGAATGCAGCGAGGTTCGCCCAACGCTGACTGCCGTGCCGACCTTCCCGATAGACACGGACGGAAGCGAGGACTTCATTCTCGGAATGGATGAAGCCCTCGCTGTCCTTGATTTGACGGGTTTCTACGATGTCAGCAAAGCCGTTCATTTTTCCAAAACTCATACCTGCCACCGCCTATCCAAGCGGAGCAGCAGATTGACCGTGTTCCACACCTGCTGCGCCGCTCCGGTGTTATCCGCAAAGAAGCCGCCCGTGCTGCCGTCCCGGCTTTCATAGAAGTGGGACGACAGCATAATGACGGCTTGTTCTGTAGTGGGTGGCATGGAGTTCTCCTTGTAGTAGCCCTCCGGAATGTGCTGGTAGCTTTCGGCGTAAGAAACAGCGGCGGTGATGTAGCTTTTCAGCAAAGCATCATCCGCCGTGTGTTCCAGTATGAGGTTGGCTTTCACTTTGGAAAGAAGCTCGTCCATCACCGCCGCCTCCTCTCATTAACCGCCGGAAGAAGCGGAGCCTTTCTGCTGCAGTACCTTGATGGCTTCGGGCAGAATGAGCTTGCCGTCCAGGCGCTTGGATGCGATGAAACCGATCTGACCGGTCTCCGCAAAGCGCTCGTTCAGACGCTTGAAGGTAATACCCAGGCGGTCGCCGATCCAGTAGTAGTTGAAGTCGCCGAAAGCAACGGTCTTCTGACCGGCCGCCAGCTCCGGCGCATAGGGAGAGGTGTAGATACGCTTGCCGAGCAGCGTATCAAAACCGCCCTCATGCAGAGCGGGCTGCCACAGATACTGTCCGTTGGAGTCCTTCAGCTTGCGGATGTTCTTCATGGTGGAGTCATTCAGAAGCCACACGGCGTTCTTACGATAGGCGCTGTTCAGAGAGTAGAACAGGTCGATCAGCTCGTCTGCGGTGATAGCGGTCGCGGAAGCCGCAGTGACGCCAAGCTGACCGCCGCCCGTGGCATTGAAAATACCCGTGGGCTTGCCGCTGCCGTCGCCGGTGAGGAACGCCTCTTCCTCCTTGTTGCCGATGCGACGGGCAAACTCGGTGCGGAAGTAGTCTTCCAGGTCAAAGGCAGAGTCGTTCAGAAGCTCCTCGGACACCTTGATCATGGTAGCGACCTTGTGTGCGCCGATGAGCTGCTGACCGAAAGCATCGTCGCCTTCGGGAATGGTGCCTTCCTCATCGACCCAGGCGGCAGTGCCCTTGGTGGCGACGATGGGGATCTTGTGACTGCCGGAGGCAGTGGTGATGACATGAGCCAGGCTTCTGACCACATTCTCTGCGGAAAGGGACTGCACCAGGGTCTGCTCGAATTCGTCAGGAACGAGGTAGCCGCCCTCACTGTCCACGCCTTCCTGCAGAGCGTTGCGAATTTCTGCAGTCAGCATACCGCCTTTGGTGCGGGACTGTGCCCAGAACGCCTTTTTATAGGTGTCGGAGGCACGACCAGTCTTGGTGTCCACCTTTGCCGTATCGGGCTTCTGGGTGATGGGCGTATTGACCGGAGTGTTCAGCTCACGCTCGAAAGCGTCCAAACGCTCCTGGCGCTCGATCTCACGGCCGAGGTCGACGATCTCCTGTTCCATCTTCTCATAGGTGGCGGTGTCCTCAGCAGAGAGGACGCCTTTGTCACTTCTGTGGGAGTCGAGGAACGCCTTCGTCTGCTCCCAGGTCTTTGCACGCTGTGCGCGCAGTTCGTTGATCTTACTCATTGTTTGTATCCTCCTTAAGGTTTGATAAGTGCGAGTCTCTTTTCGAGCTCGGAGATGGGTGTGCCTGCGGGTTTCGCAAGTTCGGACGGGGTGTGATGGCGCTTGACCTTGGACATGAGCGAGTTGGTGACGGCTCTGCGGCTGAACACGAAGCTGTCCTCCGCAGCGGCACTTTCACCGTCTGCCTTGAACAGCAAATCATCGGCAAAGCCCAGCTCCACAGCCTTGTTGGCATTCATCCAGGTCTCGGCATCCATGAGGTGGCTGAGCTTGGCACGGGACAGGCCTGTCTTGATCTCGTAGGCATTGATGATGCTTTCCTTGACTTCGGAGAGCATATCGATTGCCTTCTGCATCTCCTCGCTGTCACCGATAGCGACCGTCAAGGGGTTGTGGATCATCATGAGCGCCGTGGGCGACATGAGCACCTTCGTACCTGCCATCGCAATGACGGATGCGGCAGAGGCGGCAATGCCGTCAATCTTGACTGTGACGTCACCGTGGTAGTCCATCAGCATATTGTAGATTTGGGCGGCTGCCACGCAGTCACCACCGGGCGAGTTGATCCAGACAGTGATATTCCCGGCGCCGGACATCAGCTCATCCTTGAAAAGCTGCGGCGTGACATCATCGTCAAACCAGCTCTCCTCAGCGATCGTGCCGTTTAAGAACAGGGTTCTCTCTTGGATCTGTTCCTGCGTCTCCTCGTTTGTCACTGTCCTGTTTTTCCAATTCCAGAACTTCTTCATCGGATTTTTCCTCCTTTCCGTTATCGGTGTTGATATTTGCAAAAGCTCCGGCGTTTTGCAGCGGGAGCATATTGCCGTTGATGAGGTACAAGTCGCCGCCGTCCTCTACCGGGATGCGGTCGAGGTTTTCCAGCTCACGGATGTCGTTTGCAGACATCCAGCCGTTCTGGCGACCGATGGCGTACCCGTTCATGCGAGACTGGTAGTCTCCGCGGAGCAAGCCTTCCAGATTGAACTTCACAAAATACGCCGATTTTTCACTTGGGGACAAAAGGGATCGCTGAATAGATTGCTCCCAGCGGATGACCCAAGGGTCAAGGGTGTATTTCACGAACTCCAAGGACTGCTGCTCGATATTAGAAAAGCTCGACTTTTCCAGGTCGCCGACCATGTGAGGCGGGACTCGGAAAATTCGAGCAATTTCATTGATTTGGAATTTGCGTGTCTCGAGGAACTGTGCCTGCTCCGGCGAAATGCCGATTGGCGTATATTTCATACCTTCTTCCAGTACGGCGATTTTGTTTGCGTTTCCGCTGCCACCGAAGGTGGACTGCCAGCTCTCACGCACACGCTGCGGGTCTTTGATCGTACCGGGGTGTTCTAACACACCGCCCGGGGCGGCCCCATTGGCAAAGAACTTTGCACCGTATTCCTCACAGGCAATCGCCATGCCAATGGCGTTCTTTGCCATAGCGATGGGACTGTAGCCCACCAAGCCGTCAAAACCCAAACCGGGAATGTGAAGCACTTCGGATGGGTCAAGATAGACCGTTGAGCCTTTCATGGTGGGGGTATCGTCGGACTGGGTAGAATAGAGGTAGTAGAGCTTGCCGTTTTTGTCCCGGTTGACCTCCATGCGGTTGGGCATAAGCGGGTACAGCGCCACCACTTCGCCCTTGCCGTTTCGGATGATCTGCGCATAGGCATTACCCCAGAGGAGAAGGTGCGTCATGAGGGTTTCCCGGAACACGAAAGAACTCATCTCCGGGTTCGGCTCATCGTGGAGCAAGCGGTAGAGCGGATGGTCGAGCGCCATCGCTTTTCCACCGCTGTCTGTATATTTGTATAGGTGCAGCGGAAGCCCCGCCACAGCCTCCGACAGGATGCGGACGCAGGAATACACGGCGGTCATCTGCATGGCAGAGCGTTCCGTCACCGTTTTGCCGGAGGTAGTACCACCCATGAAAAAGGCATAGCCACTTCCTGCCGTGCGGTTTTGAGGCTTGTCCCTGGATTTGAACAGCCCTGAAAAAATACCCATTGACATCACTCTCCTTAAAAATGGGCAAAAGAAAAGCACCTGTCCGTAGACAGATGCTTTGAATCTTCAATTGTATCTATTTGCAAGTCCGAAAGTGTTCTGTTTAAGGAAGTTTCCGACTTTAACTGCAAAAACTTTTGATTTTGCTCCGAAAATGCAGTGCTTATTCGCTGAGCAGCCAGTCGATGAGGTTCTCGGATTTGATGCCGTCGTAGGAAGCATCAAGACCCTGCTCAAGGGACAGCACGATTTTTTCGTAGTTATCGCGGATACTTTGAAGCGGTGCAAGCTCCCGTTTGCGCACGTCCTCACTCATCATCGATTCCGTTACCTGAATATACTTTTTCTCGTCGGCGGTAGTTGCAATGAAGTCAACCTCGGCGTTGCCGATCTTGCCAATTGCTACATCATAGCCACGGCGAAGCAGTTCAAAGTAAACGACATTCTCAATGGCGTGACCGCTGTCCCGATTACGGAAGCCCAGCAGATAGTTGCGAAGTCCGATGTCAACGATATAGTATTTTCCGAGTGTACGGAGGTAGGCTTTGCCCTTGATATCAAAGCGTTTGATCTCGTAGAAGAAGTAGCTCTCCATAAGCGCATTTACATATGCCTGCACCGTATGGGCGCTGGGTGCGCCTTTGCGCTTGCCGTCCTCCAGAAGACCTTCGTTTACCAAAGTATTGCCGATAGAAGCAATCGACACGCTGGAGCCGATATTATCCGCAAGAAACAGGATGATCTTACGAAGCAGCATCGGGTCTGTGATCTGCTTTTGACCTCTGCGTTTTTCTCTCTCCAGAATGTCACGAATCACGACTGTGGAATAGATGCCGTCGAGAAGCGACAGTGCCTTTTCCTGTTCCAGCCCGACATCGGCGATTCCGGGCATTCCACCGAAGCGCATATAGGCGTCAAAAACTTCTCGCAGTTCGTAGCGTTCACCGTTCTTATCAAATACCTGCTTGCGGCGTCCACCAAGGGCGCTTTGCGTTTCACGAACCTCAAAACCGTGAAAATCAAGGAACTCACGGAAAGAGAGCGGCAGCATTTTGATTTCGACGCACCTCCCGGAGAGATAGGTGGAATACTCCGAGGAAAGAAGATAGGCATTCGACCCGGTAACATAGATGTCGCAGTCAAAATCCACACGGAAGGCATTTATAGCATTCTCCCATGCTTCGATCCGCTGCAGCTCATCAAAGAAAAGGTACATCCGCTTTCCGAGGACAATGCGCTCTTTCACATAGCGGTAAATATCATCGGCGCTCATCCCTCGAAAATCGAAGGATTCAAAATTCATCTCAATGATCTGCTCCGGCTGAATACCGATATCTTTCAAATGCTGAACCATCAGCTTTAACAGGCTGGACTTGCCGCAGCGGCGAATGCCGGTGATTACCTTGACCGGCTCCGTATCCTGAAAGCCGATCAGTTTATTCAAATAGCCGTCACGCCGCCTGAGTTCATGGGAATCTATCATGTTTTCACACCTCCTGCGCTATTAGTATAGCATAAATCGGCGAGAAAATCAAGTAAATGCATCATAGTGCAAAAACTTTTTATATTCGACTAATTTTGCAGGGTTAAATGAACAACAGCCCACGGCTATCATAGACCGAAGCTCCGTTATCATTGCCGCAGCGGATAGCGCGGTCGAGTGCCATTATCGTTGCCACAGCGCCGTCGATTTTCTCTGTGGATTTTTCCTTGTCCGGCTTGATGTTTCCGGCAGGGTCGGTGCGGATGAAAATGTTGTCCATCATCCAGCGGAGGACAGGATGCCCGCCGTGGGCAATGCGCTGTTCCAGCACCAGCTTCATCAGCTCCTTGGTGGGCGGGGACATATCCTTGAAGCCCTGTCCGAAGGGAACGACCGTAAAGCCCATGCCCTCAAGGTTCTGCACCATCTGTACAGCGCCCCAACGGTCGAAGGCAATCTCTCGAATATTAAAACGCTCACCCAGGCTCTCGATGAACTTCTCGATGTAGCCGTAATGAACCACATTACCCTCGGTGGTCTGTAAAAAGCCTTGCCGCTCCCATACATCGTATGGCACATGGTCACACCGGATACGCAGCTCAAGATTGTCCTCCGGTATCCAGAAGTACGGCAGGACGATGTACTTGTCATCCTCATCTTCCGGCGGGAACACCAGAACGAATGCCGTAATATCCGTTGTGGAGGACAAGTCCAGACCACCGTAGCAGACACGCCCTTCCAGATCGTCCTCGTTGACGGCAAACTCGCATTTATCCCACTTGTCCATTGGCATCCAGCGCACCGCCTGTTTGACCCACTGATTAAGTCTCAGCTGCCGGAAGGAGTTCTCCTCTCCAGGGTTCTGCTTGGCTGACTCGCAGGCGTCCTTCACCTTGTCGATACCCACCGTGATGCCGAGGGACGGATTGGCTTTCTTCCAGACCTTCGGGTCCGTCCAATCATCCGATTCCTCCGCACCGTAGATAACGGGATAGAAGGTGTGGTCGATCTTTCGACCCTCGATGATGTCCTTTGCCTTCTGGTGAATCTCATAACAGATGGACTTCGTATCATTGCCGGCCGTGGTAATGAGGAAATACAGCGGCTGCATACGGGCATCGCCGGAGCCTTTGGTCATAACATCAAAGAGTTTCCGGTTCGGCTGGGTGTGCAGCTCGTCGAACACCACGCCGTGGGTGTTGAAGCCGTGCTTGTTGCCGACATCGGCGGAGAGCACCTGGTAGATACTGCCCGTTGGCTGATAAATGAGCCGTTTCTGGGAATCCAGTATCTTGACCCGTTTGGAGAGCGCAGGACACATCCGCACCATATCTGCCGCTACGTTGAAAACGATGGACGCCTGCTGACGGTCGGCAGCGCATCCGTAGACCTCGGCTCGTTCCTCGCCATCACCGCAGGTGAGCAGAAGCGCCACCGCAGCAGCAAGCTCGGACTTGCCCTGCTTTTTCGGAATCTCGATGTAGGCGGTATTGAACTGCCGATAGCCGTTGGGCTTGAGGACGCCGAAAATGTCCCGGATGATCTGCTCCTGCCAGTCGATGAGCTCGAAGGGCTTTCTCGCCCAGGTGCCTTTGGTGTGGCACAGACTTTCGATGAACATCACGGCATAATCCGCTGCATCCGCATCGTAGTGGGAGGTTTTCTCCATGAACCGTGTCGGCTTATATGTTTTCAGTTTTCTCGTAGAGACCACCTCCTGGGCATAAAAAATACAGCCCTGTGGCTGCTTCGGAATATACGAGAGAAAGAGCCTTTCGGCTCAGTCCCTTTATGGAATTATTGGGTTACCAGTTCTCGCTGTGGAGCAGAAGCTCCAGCGCAAGCTGCGTGTTCTCATCGGCGGGTTCGATGTCCCAGCCTCTGTCGTAGTTGCAGACGATTTTGCCGTCCCGCTTGAGCATGAGCTTGGAAATGCGTCCGCCGTCGATGCCCCACTCGGAACCTTTGTCGTACTGCTTCATCCAGTAGTGAAAAACCTCGCCGTTTACTTTGATGCTGCTTTCTTTCCACATAACCGTGTACCTCCGTTTGTTTTGTTGTGAGTGTATATTACCTCTGAAGTGCGGATATAGCCAGTCATTTCGGAGGCATATAGTACACGATCATTCGGAGTAAAAACTGTGTATTTTACAGCGTTATTCCGGCTGGCGGCAGCGGTGAATGGAGGCGATGATCTGCTCCTGCTCATCCGGTTTTACGCCGATGGAGTCGAGCGCCTCCCGTGTGCCACAATCCGGGCAGATGAGTGTTTCGTTGTCGAGCCTTGAAAGAGCCGGATGCTCCCGGTAAGCTTGCCCGCACCTGGGACAGACCGATATTCGGATGATTTTATTTTCCCTCATGATGTTCCTCCCCACATTTGAGATAAGCGTCTATCAGCACAAGCCGGTCAAAGCCAAAATCGTCGTAGCCCTGGATGCAGGTCTGCATATAAGGAATGGACGGAATGCCGATGGGCCTGTCCTCATGCATGATGTACACGAATACCCGGCGCTTACGGATTTTGCCCGTGCGGATACCCTTGATTGGTAGGGTCAACTCCTTCTTGTAATAGAAGTTCGGGAAGCCCTCGTAACGGTCCAGGGCTTTTTCATCCTCTGCGGTGACTTCCCATACAGCAACAGGAACTGAGACGCCGGACTTTTTTTCCACCGTAAGGTAAGAGCCTGTCTTGCTGCCCTTGAAAAGCAGTTCATAGTCATTGAGCTTTGATGTGCCGATGATCCGTGCCGACGGGCAGCGCATCCGCATCTGACGGACATTGAGGTTGCTGCCGTAAGCGATGTAATAGCGTTTTTCCATAAAAAATACTCCTTTCCGAAGTTGCCTTCTACCACCGAAAGCCCGCCATCAGCGGGTTCGGGGGCCTCTGGGCTGCGTCCTTCAAGCGGCTGCTCTACCGCTGCGGAAGGCTGCATCCCCATCCAGGCGCTTCGTGAGGAGCTCTCTTGCGGTCTTGAACTCGTCGCCAATAAAGCCGAGGCGAAGGAGCCAAGTGCGCATTGCGTATTTGGGGTTCTCGTTCTGCTGGGGCTTGGGGCTTGCGGTTCTGACCGCCTTTGCCATTTGGCTCAGGGCGAGGCAGAGCTGAATGTAGCTCTTGAGCTGTCCGGCGTGGAGTCCGTTCTGCTTGCCGTCCGCAGGGGCATCGAACTGGAAGAGCCGGAACTCGACCGTTCCCTTGGTGAAGGTGGCGTGGAGGTTCAGCATATGGTAGCGGCTGTCGTTGTAGTGCTGGCTTCTGCCGTAGTCGGCGTTTTGACTGCCGTACCAGATGTCCGCAAGGTCTGCCATCGTGGAGGGCTTTCTGCAGTTGAGCCGTTCCAGGAACCTGGGGTCGACCGTTCTGCAGTAGCGGCTGATGCGGCCTCTGTCGAGGTTCAGTGCGCTTGCCAGGAGGTCTTCGTGGCTTGCCATGATGTTTGCGAGGTTTCGGAGCGTTTGGGGCGTGTGCCCCTTGGCGCCGATGTGGATGTGAACACCGCAGCCTCTGGTGGCATCGCTTTTTGCTCCGGCTTTGCGGAGGCGTCGAACCAGCTCCTGCAAGGTCTCTATGTCAACGTAGGTGAGGATCGGCGTGACCATCTCGCATTTCTCGCTGTCCGGGCCCGCGATGCTGACGTCCTTCTGGAATTTCCACTCGCGTCCGCTCTCATCCCAAGCCGACCAGGTGCAGTAGCCGTTGCGGCAAGCGGTGTTCTCGTATCGTCCGGTACCGAAGAAGGTAGCTGCCAGCCTTGCGGCCTTCTCTCTGGTGATGCTGTTCATTTCGACTTCGACCCCGATGGTCTGCTTCTTCATTTCGGCTACCTGGTTTTTTGTTCTCTGGCTCATGTTTGTGACCTCCGTTTTGGTTTGTTTTCCCTTTCGGTAGTCACATATTACCTCTGAAAGCACACTATATCCAGTTATATCTGAGCCATAAACTACACGATCTTGTGGTCTGTAAACTGTGCCTATTACAGCAGTTTACGGCAGATGTCCTCACCGTATGCCACGCTCAGACCACAGCCATTATCCCAGGCAACCATGATGGAACCGATATCGTCGACACCACGCACGGTGCCTTTTGTGCCAATAGGTGGTGCCTGCGGATCGTCCATCTGAACAAGCTCTACACGGGTGCCGACCGGGTATTCCTTGCGAATACGCTCGACCGTTTCTTTACTCGGAAATCTCATGCTGCGCACCTCCGTTTCTGAATGCCGAGGAGCCGGACAGGTTCTTCAGCAGGATTTTTCGAGCGGTCTTGTATTCCGCACCGATGAAGCCGAGCCGCAGGAGAAAGCAGCGGAATGCGTACTTCTCATTTTCAATCGGTTTTTCGGAAGAATTGACACGGCTTTGATTTCGTGCCATTTCGCACAGCTTGCAGATAAAGGTGTCATAGGCTTTCATCTCGTCCGGGGTTGGAGTCGCTGGGAACCAAGGAAAGGATACCTTCGTGTCCGTGATCTCCAACGGGAGATCGTCCACACCAAGGGCTTTCTTGATAAGACCACCCTTGGCGGCAATGAGTGCCTTGAGGTTTTCCAGATTGCTGTCGGTGAACAGACTCTTCGGCATGGAAATGCAGACGGTGCAAGGCTCGTCCTCGTCATCAGTGTGGCTCTGGTCGATGCCAAAGCCCTCATCGTAGATGTGCTGCAGCAGGCGTTCAATGACCTCACTGTCGGCACGGTCATCAAAGGAAAGGCTGCCGTTTCGGTCGATGGTGAAGTAATCCACCTCATAGTTGAATGTGGGTGCGCCACAGTACTTTGCGGGGACACCGAGCCAGTCGGAGATGGTCTGCACCAGCCGCTTGCGCTCTGCGCCCTGTGCATGGATTGTAATCGTCATGTTCGTGACCTCCTTGTTTTATGGTAGTCACATATTACCGTCAGGTTGTGCACTTATCCAGCTATATCTGCACATTTCCGGTGTAGATTATATCGGCACATTATCGCCGCCTGACTGTGCATACCACACAATTCCGCAGAGCACAAACCATACGCACGGAAGTGCCACGCCGTTGCCCCACATCTTATATTCCGCACTGTCGGAATACGGGTCTTTCAGCCACTTTGCGACCTGCTTGTCGGACTTCATCTTGCAGCCGGTCACTTCGGAGTAGGTCTTGAACACCTTGTGCCAGAAGTACATTTCCTCATCGGTCGGTTTTTCCGTACCGAGGTCGGCACACCAGTTGTCCGGGAAGCCTTGAAGTCTGGCGCACTCGGTTGGCGTCAAACGGCGGACGGTGTATCCGCTTTGGATAGCGCCCGGCCCTTTTGCCACCAGTGTCGGCTGAAGCTCTTTCTCAAAGGTCGGAGCGAACTTGGCGTTCTGCCCCTGGTTGAAGGTATCTCTGCCGATGCCGTAACAAACAGCGGTGGGGTCTTTGTAGTCCCGTGCGAGGACAGTCGGTGCTTTTTCCTTGGAAACCTGGGTAAAGCTGCCCGTTGTCATGCTGTACACGGCATGGCGGTCAACGGTATTTAAGGTGAAGCTGACATCTTCGTTGATGCCGTCTCCCTGGGGACCGTTCCTGTCCTCGCGGCCGATCATGGAGCCCTGCAGCACATAGGTCTGCTGTTTCGTCCCGGCATTAGCACACACAACAGCGGAGCGGTCTCCGAGGTCACGAACCTCATCCCGCTGATTCTGCGTGAAAGCGACAACAGCAATTCCGCCCTGATTGCAGGAGGGGTTGCCGCCGTTGCCGTCAAGCGTCCGTGCGGTTTCCGCTTCGTAGATGCCACTGTGGGGATTGTCCGACTTCATGGAATTGGAGTCCTTGGAGCAGATGCCGAATGGCTGAAGGACGCAAGTGAAATTGTCTTTGTCCGGCATCCTCTGATTTCCTCCGGCATTCTGCTTGGTGAGGGTTGGAGAAACCTGCCCGCCGTCCCAGCCGCAAGGCTCGAACAGCGTCTGGTCGTTGTTGCATGACAGGGTAGCGGACTTGTTTTCCTGGATGAGAGGTCCCTTGCCGCCACCTTCACAGCCGGAGCGTATTTTCATGACAAGCGGTACATTGTTGCCGCCCGTACCCATACGTGAGGTCAGCGTCTGCACATTGCCGTCCTCGGAAAGTTTGACCCTGCTGTCGGTCGGATGGTTTTCCAATGCGACAGTGGCGGGAACGACCCCAGCACGGAGCGTGGGAGAACACTCTTCCTCATAGCCGATGGTGCGGCTCTTTGCGGAATGCTCGGTGCAAAATCCTGCCGACTCCATCACGCAGGGCGGATGCCCGTGATTTTCTGCTCGGAGCGTTGCCGCAACATCCTCGGAAACTTCCATGCGGTTGCCGCCCTGGTCATTCAAAACAATACCATTCCGACCGGTACTCATTCCGCAGTTCACGCCGAGGGTGGCGGAAGTGTCGTCCGTCAGACTGCCGTTGTATCCATCGAAGCCTGTCGCTCCAACGCAAGGCGTAAAACTTCCGGCAACTCTTTGCCACGAGCGGAAGCCCTCCGCAGAATACCCAGACAGGCCTTCTGACTCAAATAATATTTTTCCGGCACTTCCGCCTGCAAGATCTGCGACAAGGTAGATGCGGCGTCTTCGCTGGGGAACTCCCCAGTATTGTGCGTCAAGAGTTCGGTACGCAACGCTCCATCCATCTCCCATGTATAGGTCGGCGTAGGGCCATCGTGCCTTTTCAGGCATAGGCACCTCGGCATTCGGCTCGGCGATGCCGATGACCGCTTCGAGGACGGCTTTGAAGTCCTCGCCCTTGTTCGAGGAGAAGGCGCCGGGGACATTCTCCCAGCAGATCCATTTTGGATATTTGCCATCTGTGGCATACCTCATTTCTTTGATAATGCGGACGGCTTCATAGAAAAGGCTGGAACGCGCTCCGTCCAAGCCGTCTCTTCGGCCTGCCACGCTCATGTCCTGGCACGGTGAGCCGAAGGTGATAATGTCCACGGGTTCGATTCTGCCACCGTCCATAGCGGAAATGTTCCCGTAATGCTTCATAAAAGGCAGACGCTTGGTGGTCACCCGAATGGGAAATGGCTCGATTTCCGAAGCCCACACGGGAGTGATACCGGCAAGCAGTCCGCCCAACGGAAAACCCCCGGAACCGTCAAACAGGCTTCCGAGGGTCAAAGTCTTATTCTTCATGTGTTTTCACCTCGCAATCGGTCTTTAAGGGCAGAATAAAACGCTTTGCTTTTCAGAGGCTTTCCGGCGTTCTGCCATTCCTCTTCAAAGTCAAAGCGTTTCTCCAGTTCTTCCACCGAGTAGTCTGCGCGGAACTTTCGCCATGTCATACCGTCCCATGTTTTCAGCTGTTCCCACAGTTCAGGAAAGTGCCGGTACAGCTTTCGCAGCTCCGAAAGCGACTGCAATGGGCAGCACCAGCAGGACACCCTGCGGAATATTTCATACAGCCCATCCCAATCAAAGCCGTGGTCATAACAATACCGAAGGCATTCCGCTTCGGTGATGTTCCAGTCCACAAGCGGATGCCGGTGGTTTGGATTTTGATTATTCTTCCGTTCCAAGCGGTATCCCTCATCTGCGGCAAGCCCCACATACTCGATTACGGTGTAGGTCTCCCTAAGCTTTCGCAGATACCGTTCCCTCGGCTCGTTTTTCAGCCGTTCCGTACACCAGCGCATTTTTGGTCCCGCCCAGCCGTAGCCGAGGTGGTCTGCACCGTACTTTTCAGCGAAAGTGGTGCTGCGCTTGCGGCGAATGGGATGCTGACAGAAATAATATTCAAAGGAGTGCGGCGCTTGGATGCGTGTAATGGGTCTTCCGATATACTGCTCGACTTTATCCAGATGCGCATACAGTCCCGGAAATTCCAAGCCGGTATCGCAGAAGAGAATATCATCGACCGGCATTCCTTTTTCCAGCATCATAAGCAGCATGGCGGTGGAGTCCTTGCCGCCTGAAAGAGAAACAACATGGTATTCCGGCTTATTCTGCTCCATCACACACCTCGTTGAACTTGTATTCTTTCCCATCCCGCAGAACGCTGACCTTTTCATCCGAGCCGACCTGCTCGATGTACCGTTTTACGATGACGTCGCAGAACTTCTCATCCAGTTCGATGGTATAGCAGATGCGGTCGGTCTGCTCACAGGCAATGAGCGTAGAACCGGAGCCGCCGAAGGGGTCGAGCACCACGGAGTTTGCCATAGAGCTGTTCTGAATGGGATAGGCAAGCAGCGGAATCGGCTTCATGGTAGGATGGTCGCCGTTTTTCTTGGGCTTGTCGAACTCCCAGATGGTGGACTCTTTGCGTCCAGTGTACCACTGGTGCTTGCCTTTCTTCTTCCAGCCGTAGAGGCACGGCTCGTGCTGCCACTGGTACGGGGAGCGTCCCAGCACCAGGGACTGCTTTTTCCAGATACAGCAGCCGGAGAGGTAGAACCCGGCAGCGTCAAACGCCTTGCGGAAGTTCAGCCCCTCGGTGTCGGCGTGGAACACATAGATGGAGGCATCGTCCGCCATGACCTTCTCCATATTGGAAAAGGCATCGAAGAGGAAGTCGAAAAACTTCTCCGATGCCATATTGTCATTCTTGATTTTTCCGGCACTGCCCTCGTAGTTCACATTGTAGGGCGGGTCGGTGATGACGAGGTTTGCCTTGCGGCCGTCCATAAGGGCGGTGTAAGTCTCCTCTTTTGTACTGTCGCCGCACACAAGTCTGTGCCGTCCCAGCGTCCAGATGTCGCCGGACTTGGTGAAGGTCGGTTTTTGCAGTTCGGCATCCACATCAAAATCATCCTCTTCGGCTTCGATGCCGTCATCAAAGAGCTTTGACAGCTCCTTTTCGTCAAAGCCGGTGAGGAGCGGGTCAAAGTCCGCCGCCTGCAGAGACTCAATCTCCACACGCAGAAGCTCTTCGTCCCATCCGGCATCCATCGCCATGCGGTTGTCGGCAATGATGTAGGCTTTCTTCTGGGCTTCGGTAAGGTGGTCGGCAAAGACACACGGCACCTCAGCGATGCCTTCCTCCTTGGCGGCAAGAATACGACCGTGGCCGGCAATAACGCCATAGTCACGGTCGATGATAACGGGATTGATGAAGCCGAACTCACGCAGCGAGGAGCGAAGCTTATTGATCTGCTCCGGCGAATGGGTACGGGCGTTATTGACATACGGCACCAACTTCGTGATTGGGACAAGCCTCATTTCGGTCGTTGTTTTCATCAGACCAGCCCCCATTCCGCAAACTGCTCGAAGCCGCCGACCAAGCGGATGTAGCGCTGGGCGATCTCTACGATTTCAGCGTAGGGTCTGCCATCCACGGTATCATCCCCAATGGCGCAGCAGAGCGTCACGGCCTTGCCGGTTTCCTGTGCTTTGAGGAAAGCGTAGATATTCACGGACACATCCGCCTTGGACAGATCCTTGCCGTGCAGACCGCCGCCGGTCACGGAGTCGGCCATATCCGAGCCGAGCTTACGGTTAGTCGCGCCGGTGTCCACATCGGTACCACCGGTCCAGTCGCCGAGCGGGTTGATTTCCGCATCGGGATAAATCTCACGCAGATGCTGTGTCTCTGCATTGCTCTGGCAGAGGATGAGCCGGTCACCGTCCAGAATGTATTTGCCGTCAAAGGGATACACGGAGAAAATATTCCGTGCAATCTGCGACAACATTTTCTGCTCCTCGGTTACGGGCAATCCTTTGAAGATGCCGTTGTCACCGCAGCGGACGCCGTCTGCTTGATTGTCGGCGAGGTGACCGTCCTGCGGCACTTCTACATAGTCCACGGCGAGATTTCCGGCAATGCGGTGGACGGCAGCGGTGACACCCGCCTTGTCCAGAGAAACAGAAGTTTCCGCAATGATGTGGCACAAACCGTGGCCGATGAGGACTTCAACAGCGATGCGGGGATTTTCTGCTTTCTTGTATGCCAGGTCAACGAGCGCACCGGCAATTCTGTCTGCCACCTTATCCGGGTGGCACGGATTTACTTTTTCAAACATGGTGTTACCCCTTTCTCGCACGGAGCAGGCGTTCCATAAGGTCATCCTGCGGCGTAGACTCGCCGTATTCCGTGCTGCAGTTTTCTTTCACGATCTGGAATATCTCATTCCAGAGCCGAACCGCCTGGTTCATGTAGTTGATGCCGATGTTAATAAACGGAGACGGGATCGGCTTTCCCGTGGTGGGGTGCTTGGAGAGAAAACCCATGCGGTTGGTCATTTCCTCGCACTGCACCCAGCGGGCGGAACACATGGCATAGCGCTCCAAGAGCTGCGGCGACACCTTTGCGGCACAGCCGATGCCTTTGAGCCATTGCCAGGTTTCTGTGTAGATCTCCTGTGCCTGCAGGACGCTGCCGTCCCGCTGCTCGGCAGAAAGAAAATCATGGGGCTTCGGCATAGCAACACCCTCGACTTCGGGAATGTCCAGCACTTCAAGTTTTCTGCCGCCGGGATTCCCGTTTTCGGCCTTGTCCTTGACTGCGGATTTCTTCCTTCCCGCACCGGGTCTTGCGCCGCCGCGCCCGCCTGTGTTATTCGATTTTGTGGGCATCCGAGTTCACCTCCCTTAATTACCCTTTTGATTTCGCCTTTTTCGCACACGTGACCCCGGGCCGTTGCCCGACCGAAAAGGTCCCGGAGATTTTCATCCCCCTACCGGTCGCCGAGGTCGTGGTGGATCTTGGTGTGGCAGGACTGACAAAGGCTCATGAGGTTGTCCCTTGCGTGAGTACCGCCTTTGGAAACGGGCAGAATGTGGTGAACTTCCTGTACCGGAGTCAGCCGACCTTCTTTGAGGCACATCTCACAGAGAGGATGCTCTGCCGCATAGCGGTCACGGATGCGTTTCCACGCTCTGCCGTACTTGCGGTTGACATCGGAGCTGCGCTCGTATTTGTCGTACCTGCGGCGTTCCTCCACACGGTGCTGTTCACAAAACTGTCCTTCACAGAGGTTGGGGCAGCCGGGATGAGAGCAGGGTCGCAACGGTTTCTTCGGCATCGTTTCACCTCCTTCGGGCATAAGAAAAGCCCCACGGGATTGCTCCCATGAGGCTGTCCTCGATTCTTTTTCGCTGATTATATCATAGCATAATGTCGAGGTGGGCATCTACCGACAAAGGCGGGTATTTCCGGCGTCTTTCAGATCCGAATCGGGTCGGTGGGTACAACCACCGCCGAAAGCGCCGCCTTGTGCCATCTGCGAATGGTGCTTTCGTCTGCGTTCAACTCTCCGCCGATCTGCTCCCAGGTCATGTTGTGGATGTAGCGGTAGCGGAGAACCATGCGCTCGTTGACATTGGCAACGGTGTCCACAGTCGTGCGGATCTGCCGTTTCAAGTCAACGAGGGTGTCGATCTCACCATTGACCACTTTTTCAAGGTCCATGATCTTTTCCAGGCACCGCACGAAGGGCGCATCCGTGTTGCGAGAGGTCTGCACTTTTTCCTCCCAGGACGGCGAGGAGATACCGCAGGCCATTTCCCGCAGGCGGGTGATCTCCGCAATGTTGGAATCGATACGCTGGTCGAGGCGGTATGCCTGACTGAGATATTCCTTTGCCGTCATACGCCGTACACCTCCCGGTGTAGTTTTTCGATCAGCACCTCACCGTCCAGAGAAGTTAGCGTCTGAAACCAGCCGGAGCGGAAGAACCGCTCACAATCCTTTTTGACGGATTCGGCATCTTTGTCCCAGGGGTATTTCTTCAAACGGCGCAGCGCACGGCGATGGTCTTTCGCTGCCGCCAGAATAATAGCGTTTGCGAGGTTCGTATAACAGGTTTCCATTCTCATCCCTCCAAGTTGGCCTTGACCGCATCGATGAGTGCGGTCTGGGTCTTTTCTTTTTTACGGAGCGCAGTCATGATGCGCTCGTCGATGGTGTCTTTGACAATAATGTGGTGAATGACCACGGTATCGGCGGTCTGTCCCTGTCGCCACAGTCGGGCGTTGGTCTGCTGGTAAAGCTCCAGCGACCAGGTCAGCCCAAACCATACGAGAGTGGAGCCGCCTGCCTGCAGGTTCAGCCCATGACCGGCAGAAGCCGGGTGGATGAGTGCCACGGGCAGCTCACCGCTGTTCCATCTGCGGATGCTGTCGGAATCGTCCAGCAGACTGAACGGGATGTGTCGTTTGTGGAGCCGCTCGGAGATGCGCTCCAGGTCGTGCTTGAACCAGTACGCCACAAGAACGGGTTTCCCATTTGCGGCTTCGATGAGATCCTCCAGCATATCCAGCTTGCGGTCGTGTATCTGAAACACACGCTTGTCCTCTCCGTAGACTGCTCCGTTTGCCATCTGGGAGAGCTTATTCGCAAGTGCTGCGGCGTTCCCGGCATCGATTTCTTCGCCTTTCAGCGAGATAACCAGGTCTTGTTTCATGGCATCGTAGGCTTTGCGCTCTGTTTCGGATAGCGTCACAATGGCGTCATTATGAACGCACTCCGGCATATCCAAATGGTCGACGGCTTTCATGGAGATGGTGATGTCGGAGATGGCATCGTAGATCTGTTCCTCCGCACCGGGCAGCGGCTTGTAGCTGAACACCACCTGTCCATTGCGCTTGTCCGGGCGGAAGAAGGTGTTGCGGTAATGTGTGATGAACCGACCGAGCCGCTTGCCCATATCGAGGATGCGAAACTCCGCCCACAGATCCATAAGACCGTTGCTGCTTGGCGTGCCGGTCAGGCCAACGATGCGCTTGATGCCGGGACGGACTTTCAGAAGAGTTCTGAACCGCTTTGCCTGATAGCTCTTGAAGGAGGACAGCTCATCGATGACCACCATGTCGTAGTCGAAAGGGATGCCGCTCTCCTCAATGAGCCACTGGACATTCTCCCGGTTGATGATGTACACGCTGACCCGCTGCCGGAGTGCCGCCTTGCGCTCTGCTTCTGTACCGACAGCCACCGAGTAGGTCAGCCCATGCAGATGATCCCACTTGTGGATTTCCGCAGGCCATGTATCTCTGGCGACACGCAGCGGAGCGATGACCAGCACCTTGCGAACCAGAAAACTGTCGAGGCAAAGGTCGAAGATGGCGGAAAGCGTGATGATGCTCTTACCAAGACCCATGTCGAGGAATACAGCGGAGATTGGATGCTCCAGGATGAAGTTCGTGGCATACGCCTGGTAGTCATGCGCCTTGTATTTCACCGAGTACCCCTCCAATCTGTTCGGGGCTATCGATGCAGTACACCGAAAAGCCGAGTGCTTCTAACTGCCTTTTTCGCCTTACTTGCAGAGGACGGAGTGTTTTGCCCGGTGCTTTCAACTCAATGAAGGCAATTCTGCCGCCGGGCAGGAGTACCAGACGGTCCGGTACTCCATCAAGGCCGGGGCTTGTAAACTTCGGTGCAAGACCGCCTTTTGTGCGTACAGCCTGCACCAGCTTTGCTTCTATCGTTTTCTCACGCATAATGACCTCCTGCGTTCTCAAAACCCGAAAAGTCCTTTACACGCGCAAATGCGGGTATTGCGTGCTTGTTGCTCTTTATTCCTTCTTCTTTCGATATATAAGAAAGGTTAGGAACACAGGAACAAGACCGCCTGTTTTCTTTGGTACTTATGGGGCCGCCGCCGTTCCCATGGGGTGTTCCCATAAATGTGCCGAGCGGATATGCTTCTCCCCGGAACCTGTTCCGAAGGATGTCGGGTACAGTCATTTTCATTAGGAACACTCCTTGGGAACAAAGACGTACTGCGGACCGTAGAGCGGGATACGCACCTTGCTGTCCAGCCGCTTCCAACCCAGGCGGGCAAGGATGGCGGTCAGCTCGTTGCTGTCCGTTCTGCGGATATTGGCACGTTCCTTGCCGAAGCACTCGCACCAAATCTCCATGTTGGACACCTGGGTGCGCTTGATTGTACCGTGCTTTTGGGTATCGCCGAAGTCGCTGCCTGTGAGGAAGTTGCGGCGCTCGAAGATGTCCATGCCGTCCCAATCCTCCGGGAGCAGCGTGTCGAGATACAGCCGGACAAGCCCTTCACGCTCGTCGGACTCCATCGCCTCCCGCTGTTCAGCCTTGGACAGTGCTTCCAACTCGGCACTCAGATAGAGCTTCTCGCCCTGCTTCACATACACCAGCGTTTCCGCCCAGATCTGGCAGATGAGCTCCGGGGTCAGATCCCAGGAGTGCTTGATGCCCGTACCAGGCGTCTTGACCGGCCAGAAGCGACGGTTTCCGGTGGTGTCACGAAGATAGCCTGACTCTGCGTTGGTGGTGCCGAAGAACACGCACTGGCGAAGATGTGGAGTGGCTCTCTTGCCGAATGCCGCACGGTAGATGTCATTCTGCCTGGAGAGGAAGGAACGCAGAGTCTCCACCTCGGCTTTTTTGAGTCCTGCCAGTTCACCGATCTCCAAAATCCAGTATCCCTGCAGCTTTTCGGCGGCGGTCTTGTCCTTGGTGTCGCCCAGGTTCAGACTGTCGGAGAACCACTCTCCGGCCAGCTTTGCAATGAGGGTACTTTTGCCGACACCCTGGGGACCGTTCAGCACAAGCATGGAGTCAAATTTGCAGCCGGGATACAGCACACGCTTGATGGCAGCGCAGAGGGTCTTCCGGGTGACAGCTCTGACATACTCGTTATCGTCTGCGCCGAGGTAGTCGATGAGCAGCGTGTCCACACGGGGAACCTTGTCCCACTCCGGAAGATTTTCAATGAACTCCCGAATGGGATGGTAGGAGCGGTCGTCCGTGACCTTCGCCACGGCAATGTCATAGTTTCGAGCGGAGAAGGTGCCGTAGTGGGAATCCACATAGCTGATAAGCTGGGCATCATCCGCATCTCGCCAGAATTTCGAGGGGTGCCGCCAAGGCACATCGCCCTTGATCTCCATGCCGTCCAGAAGCTGATTGAATACCAGCGGTTTCAGAAGCGGGTCGTTCATGAGGATCACGGTGAGATTCTGCAGCGTGTTTTTCACCTTGCCGGCCTTGTCCAGCTCCAAGGCTTTTTGCCAGTCCTCGTCGGAGAACTCCTCGTTTGCCTGGGCTTTGCGCTCCTCGGCAAACACCGCTTTGACCTTCTCGTCCTTGAGGGCAAAATCCGACATGGCCTGGAAGGACGGCAGCTTGCCGGGTGCGGTATCTGGTGCGCACTTATCATCCAGGTCACGGAAGCGGTGCAGTCGCACCAGGTCAAAAGCATTCAGCAGCCGACCGCAGACCGGGTCGGTGGCATGGTGGCTGTATGCGAATTTGCCATCGTAGACGATGACACCGGCAGACGAATCGGCGGGGATATAGTCGTAACGACCGTTCATCGCAGACGGCGCATACACTTCCGAGAGAAAGGCATCGATGGCTTCCTCCACGGTATAGGCACGGCAGAAAGCACCCACCACACCCGGCTTTGTCAGTGGGTCGGCCTGCTGGGCAATGCTGTGCTGTACCACCTCGGACTGGCGGCTGGATACGGGCCAGGTGGAGGCATCGTGCCAATCGTCGTAACGAGAAAGGTATTCATCCGGGTCAAGCTCTGCACCGTCCTGCACCTTGTAGAAAAACTCGCCGTTAGAGGAGGTGGAAGGCCAGTACATGAGCCGGGATGCCTCGTAGGTGGTATCGTCAAAGAGGTCAATGCCGATCTCCTTTGCCACCATGCGGGCGACTGCCGGATATTCCTCCTCACTGATTTCCCGCTTCAGCGGAATGAGCAAACGAAGGCGGGGATGCTCCGGCGTGTGTTTATGGGTGGAATAGACGCAGCACTTGAAGTCGTGGAACAACGTAATTTCATCCCAGATATCCGGGGTGCCGTAGTCCATATCCAGCGTGAGCAGAGAGCGGCACAGCACCATGCCGTTTTTGCGGCGACCTTCCCGGAGATGCCCTCCGACGAAGCCGCCCACATCCTTGATGCCGTCCTGCTGACCCTTTTTCAGCTTGCGGTATTCTTCGACCGTTTCGGTGGTGCGGATGGTGCTGCCGCAGCGGGCGCAGAGATCCGCCCAGGAGATGTCCTGGTTCTTCCACTTTTTATCCATGCGGCTATTGCCGACTGCGATTTTCATCTGCGTACCTCCTCACAGGTTTCGGTAAAGTAGCGGATAAGCTGTCCTTTCCGCTTGGCCTTCTCGATCTCGATGCTCATGCCGCTGGTGATTTTCTCTCCGAACACCCACAGCTCGGCGCATTTGGAGAGCAGAACGATGTCCATGAATAGTGCCAGGTCACGCTCCTTGCGGTCATTGTCGTTCATGAATTGGGTGAAATAGATGTGCGGCGCAATGGGTACACACCCGGCTTCCACGGCGAAGCGGCAGTAAGTACGGGCATTCTCCTGGTTCTTCACCATATCCCCGGCCAGCGGAGAGCAGATATACACCACAGGACGGAAGGCTCGAAGTGCCTTTGCTTCTTTCTCAATTTTCGTCAGTGCCTCATACGCCGTAGGGTCGTAGTAGCCTTCAGAATTGCGCATATTAACGCCCATCATCGACACCGCCTTTCTTTCCGCCGTAGTAGGTATCGATGAGATCCTGACGATCCAATGCGATCAATCGATCCATGACGGCCTTTTTTTCTTTTTCATTCTGTTCGGCAGTCTTGAAGAACGGACACGTTTTATTGCCAAAATCACTGGTTCTCAAAGCACGGCAGAAATCTTCTTTATTACTGGCACAGCGATGGTGGGGACAAACAATGTTCTTTCCCTGCCGCCTGTTTTCACGCTGGCGTTCACGATTTTTCATAGGGTTGACCTCCTAATCCTTTTTATAAAAATCGCAGACATAGCCGTCTGCTCGGAGCAGCAGCCCCGATGCCCAAGTGGGCGTTTGCCCCATGACGGAGCAGATATTCTCCAAAGAAGTATCCGGCGGTGCTTCGATGACCGCTTCATCGTGGACGTGCATGACGATGCGGTACCCAGCAGCATTCAGCCGGAGCATGGCTTCCGCAAGGATGTCCCTCGCCGTCGCCTGGACGATGTTCTCCACGAACTTGGGCCCGTAGCTTTCCAGCCGCAGCCACTTTTTCTGTTCGCCGACGCCTTCGTAGGTCACGGACTCATTGCCGAAGCGGTTCAGACCCATCTTCGGTTTCACATACACCAGCCGTCTGCCGGAAGGCAGCACCACGAACATCATGCCGCTCTGATAATAGAAGCGGATGCCGTGCGTTTCCGTGGCAGTTCGCTCCCGGACGCAGGTGGAAGCGGCTTTGTCCACATCCCACCAGAACTTTGTGATGTGGGGATTGGACAGACGCCAAGCATCCACCAGCGGTTTCAGTTCCTCTTCCTGCAGACCGTAGTTCAGTGCGCCCATTGCTTTCAGCGCACCCACGGAGCCGCCATAGCCCAAAGCCAGTTCGGCAATCTTGCCTTTCTGTCGCAGATGTCCGTTCACGCCGTGTTTTTCCACGGGGACATGGAACATCTGCGAAGCGGAAGCGCAGTAAATGTCGCCGC